TTTAATAATTCATAAGTCATCATCATTGCTGATAAATGTTCCTCTTTAATTTTTTTAACAGATTTTATTTTTTTTATATTAACAATTGTTTCTGCTAATTTAATTTTTGTAACTTTATCAGAAATTTTTGTTCCTGATGCTTTTAAATTTTCAACTAATTTAGATATTTCTTTTGAAACATATTCATTTAATTTACCAGTATTATTTATATTATTAATATATTCTCTTAATAAATCTTTTTGTTCTACTGATAAGTTTTTATATTTTTTATTAAATGATTCTACTAATAATTTGTAGGTTACTGCTCTTAAATCTTCATCTTGCTTTTTGTATTCTTCTAAAATAGCATCTTTGATTTTTTGTTCTTTGTTTACTATAGATGTATTAACAATATTTTCTGCGACAGTAAATTTTGCAGATACTATATCCGTTGGTTCATATTGTTCTTTGGATATTACTACTTCAAATAATTTATAGATTGATGCTAATACTTTATAATTTGAAACCGAAGATTTTACAAATTCATCTATGTTGTATTTACCTTTTATTTCCTTTATAAGATTATATTTTTCTTTTGTTAATTTTTTTTCATCTAATCTTTTTCTTGCCTCTAAAATAGTATTAATAAATTGTTCAGCTTTTGTTTCAGAATTATACTTTTCATTAATCAAATATTGATATAATTTTAATTCTTTGGACAATTCTTTCTTACCATTAAAATTTTCTTTTAAAATAGTCTCTGCTATTGATTTATTAGATGATATTATTTCTGCAGTAATTTGTCTTACTAGCAATTCAAATATAAAACCTGTGTTTTTAAATTTTGAATGTTTAATTTTTTTCATTAATTTATACAATTATTCTGATATAAATATATTTTTCTATTGGTTTATTACTCTTTATCCAAATTCTCTGTCAAAATCTTCTTTTTTCCACCATTCATATCTTTAAATACTTCAAAATATGAATTTTTTCTCTGTTTGTATTGTACCGAACCCTCTTTTTGTTTTAAAGTTTTGATTCCTAATGGGTCTCTACCCTCAGGATGGTCATCCTTTCCGTATCTTACCGGGTCTTTGGGTCTACCTACACCTTCCTGCTCTAATTCAGCTTTTATTTTTGCTATTTCCTCTTCTACATTTGTAGGTGCATCTGTACCTGTCTCTTTAGCCGGGTCAACACCCTGAGTTTCAATTTGTGTTAAGCGGAATTGTTGTTTTACATCCTCTAATACCTGTAATGTCATTTCATCTTGCTCATCTTTTGCCATACCCATAATAGCTTCATACATCCACGGTTTAGAAAACATTTTTGTTTGTTGCATGCTTGAAATTAATTGTACTTTTGAATTATAAAGTTCAACTCTTTCTTGCTCATATATTTTAGAAGGTATTGTTAATTCTAAACTAAATGAAGTTAATTTTTCATCTTTAATACCTTGTGCGTATAAATGTATAATTGCAATTTTTGTTAATTCAGAAACCATTATTCTTTGTATTCTTTCAATGGTCTTTGCGAAGCGTACATCCATACCAGCTAAAGTAGCTTTACCATTTGTTTCTTCTTCATATCCCAAAAATGCTTTTGGTATCTGAAGTGCAGCCATCATTTTACCTCTAAGATAATTTAAATCTTCTGTCATATTATATTCCAAACCTTTCAAAGAATCAATAGATGTACCACTATCGGAACCACGGACTGGCATATAGTAATCTTCAATTAAATTTTGTATGTTATATTTTAAATTATATTCACCTGTTCTTTCATCAATAAATGGAACTTTTTTAGAATTGTTAATAATTTTTTGCATGTAGTTATCTACTTCGTTTGGTGGTATATTACCAACATCTATTTTAAATACTCTTTTTTCAGGTGCTCTCATAACTCTATGAATTAACATAGCATCTTCCATAAGAGATAATTGTTTCCAAACTCTTCTTGCTCCCTCAATCATTGATTTACCATATGGAAGGAAATTAGCATCTCCATTCAAACGAAAGTGAGCTACTTCATAATTCTCATATTCCTTTTTAGCAGTCTGACCTACTGCGTTATATGGATTTTGGTATGGTGCGTACACAAATTTAATTCTTTGTGGGTTAGTTGGGTCAAAACCTTCTATTCTACTCATCTCATAGGTAGACATAGGTAAAACATTTATAATACCTAAATTTTCTGCCATTTCTAATTGTAGATAAAAATCACCATACTTTACCAAGTTACGAGTCCACATCCAAAGATTATGTTCTATATTAAGAATATCGTAAAAAAGATTTTCAAGTATTTGTTTTATACTATCATCTTCGTGATGTATTTTAAGTACATTACCAAATTCATTTCTTGCCGTACATTCATCGGAGTATGTATTAAGTGCTGCAGAAATAATTGGGTCCATATCCATAGAGTCATAATCTCTAAAAAGGTCGATTCTTACTTGCTGATATGCTAAACCCGATTCTACACCACCTGAATAATTTGATACCTTTAACTTCATAAAACGGTCAACAAGGTTAGTAGTCATTGATTGATACTCATCTGTATCAATAACCTTTACCCCGTCGGGTGTTTTACGAATTATAGTATTTGTTGAAAAAAGTTTTTGTAACCTACTAAATATTGATTTGTCTGCCATCTAAATAAAATTTTTTTAGAATATACGAAAATTTTTTGGATTTACCAAATTACCACTTACGGCAGCTCCAATATCTTGCTTTATGTCTAGGTCCTGGATTATCACAATTATGTCTAGCTCTAAAGTTTGACCTTCTTTCAGGATTACTTTTTTTAATCTTAACCCCTTTCTGACCAAAATTTACTTTTACAACATTACCCTCAGGATTTCTGACGTATACTTTAAATTTTTTAACATCACCTGCCATTGGTTTTCCTAACTTTACTTTTCTACCCTGATATTCGGCTTCAAATACACATGGACAACCATCTTCGTTTAATCCTTTTACATATTCTTTGATAAATTTAGAAAAAGATACAATATCTTCTTCACTTACTACATCATATTCTACAATTTCTTCGTTTTTTATATTTTCTTTAACCGGTACACAATTCGGCACCATCTTACCATTTTTAATTTTTCCGCCTACTGCTTTGTAGCCGTCCCAACACTCATGCAAAGCATTATATTCTAAACCCTCTTTGCATGTTCTCCAACCACCACCTTTTCCTTTGTAGTTTTTTGCTGCCCAACCATTTGCATATGCTGATGGATATACACTAAATTTACTTTTAGCTGCTGCTTTTGATGCTGCCCATTTACCTGGATCGGTAGGGCAATTTTTTTCTAAGAACAGATTAATTTTTTCTTCTATTTTCATGGTTTCATTTTTTTTCTTTCCTTGACAATGTGCTTTTTGACTAAAACCTTTTGGATTATTACAATCAATACTCTTTTTATATTTGTCGCTCCAACCTTCGTTTTTAGTTGAAACGTATATTGGTTTTTTACCTCCTCCACCGCTACTACCACCTCTACCTGCTTTATTTTGTGCAGCTCTTTTTCTACGAGTTGCAGATTCTTTTTCTTTTTTACTCATTCCTGCGGCTTTAGAAGCGGGTACGCATTTTGCATATCCACTTTTTTTGCCAGAGGTTCCACAAGGTGGGTGTTTTCCATCGACTTTTTTGCCAATGTTTACCCACTTTTCTTTAAACCACTTATCTAAATCTTCTTTAACTATTTTTTTTAGTCGTATCATATCAACTTATAAATATAAGATTATCCTAATAACCAATGTAAATTCTCCTTTTCACCCCTTTTTAAGTCCATTTCATATGGGTTTTGTTTAATATGGGTAGTTGTAATAATTCCCTCATATCTTTTTACTTGTGAAGAATCTAACATAGATTTAGCCAAATCAATCCCCTCTTGTTTTAGTCTTAACGCTGTATTTCTGACCCACAATCCTATTGCTAATGCCATAGTAAGGTCATCGTTATACCCCTTCATAGCCTCTGCTCTCCCACTATTCCAAACAAAAGTAAATAATTCATCGATTAATCTTTGAGAACGAATTAGGATTTCTTTTTCATTCATGTAACTATCTAATGCAGAAATGATAAGTGGTCTTGTCTTTACGGTTGTTGAAAATCCTGCAACCATTTTTTTCTCATCTCTATAATACCGATTATTTATTTGTTTTTCAACATCTATATATTTTAAATCCTGACTCATATAGAATAGATTTCCATATTGCCTATCTATACATTGTTGAATTGTAGCCCAACCAACATTTGAGTTTTCTACAACTAATAATGCATTATTATATTCAGTTGATAATGAAACTAAAAAATTACCAAAATCTTTTGTGTCAATTTTACCTCTATATTCTGCTACTTGTGAACAATCTTCTATATCAATTACTTGTGCAGTTGAATAATCCGAACCATCCCCTCTTGCTACGTCGGCAACAACCATATATTGCCTATTATAGTTAGGATGTTCCCACCTCCAAAGGTTTCCATCGAATGCTGTTTTTTCGACCGGGTCCATTATATATGTCTCTTTGTACCATAACAATAATTGTGGGTCGATTACATTATCACCGGAACCAATAAAGTCACAATCACACTCTTGTGCTGCACCTTTATGTCCTAAAATACGAGTTTGCTCATCTCTCCAAGCCTGATTTCTTTCAGGGTGTTGTGTCCAATGTAATTTTATAGTATTAAAACCATTAGTGCCATTTTCAGCCTCTACCCACATTTTATGAAACCAGTTTCCGACACCATTCGGTGTTGATAATACAATAGCAGAACCACCCGTAGAAAGTGTAGATTGTGCCGATAACCAAATATCATCTATATCTCTAATAAACGCTGCCTCATCTACAACCAAAAGAGATAGTGCTTCAGAACGTCCAGCATCTGGTGAACTTGCAATTGCTTTTACTTGAGAACCATTTTTTAATTTAAGTGATAGTTTGTTATCTTCAACAGATGAGTTACCACCATCCCTTAACCAAATCGGTAATAAGTCATGCATTACTCTTACTTTTTCAACCAGATTTTTTGCTACCGTAACTTTAGTTGCAATTACCAATGCATTAAAGTCCTGATTAAATAACATTTTCCATAAAATAAAACCTGCTGATAATGTTGATAAACCTAATTGCCTACTTTTTAGTATAACATTAAAACGATTATCTTTAAAATCTTTCAAACAATCTTCCTGAAAAAGATAAAGGTGAAAGGGTATTTTTCCTCTCACCGGGTGCTGAATAATACAATATTTTTTCATAAAGTAAATGGGGTCTAATGCACATTTACGATATTC